TATTTCATTACATATATATAACTCTCCATCCTTAAAGCCAATTCTAAGTACTACATTTGCATGGTTAAATCCAAAGTCTTGTGATAACCTCATATTATCAAAGTATTCAAATTCTGTAGGAAATTCATGTATAACATAATTTTTAAGTATTGCTCCACCAGTTTCTCCCCATTCTCCAAGACCATAGACTTTGTACCCTTCTGGGTCTTGCTCTTTTCTCATTTGCATTCTTCTGTAGTAAGCCTCATCTATGAATCTATTTTGTAGATAAGTACTATGATGAGTAAATATATCATCATTTTTATAGTCAAAATACTTTCTTTTTATCCAATGAGTAGCTGAGACTGGATTAAATGTAAATGTCATTTGATAGTATAGGTTAGGATTAGTTAAAATACCTCTTAAACGGTCATCTAGTATGTCTATGTCACTTTCCATAAGTTCTGTAGCTTCTTCACACCAAACCCATGTTAATTTTCCTTTCGAGAAGTTAATTGATTTTAATTTTTCTCTTTGTTTTGCATCATTAACTCCTCTGAAAATTATAGAGTTACCAGTAACTTTACTCTTAATTTCTAAAGGATTTAAAGTAGTTTTCCAATACTTATCAGCTTGTTTACCATAAATACGATTTATAGCTCCTGTAAGCTCTGCATACGTTGAATACTTATGTGTAGCTTCTGACTTTCTAACTACTAATAGATTAGCTCCTTGATACTTCTTATCTCCTAACTTTAGTATATAGTCTTGTGCTACATTAACAGATTTTCCACTCCCTGCTGAACCTTTCATTGCTCTGTATCTTTTTTTAGTAAAATTAGCTTCCTTGAAATCTGGATTAAAATTTACTCTAACTATCATTTCTATCACCATAATCTACACTTATTTTCAACTCATCATCTCCAATATCATCTTTACTTAGGTTATCAACTTCACATTTCAACTTCTCAACTCTTGTTTTCTGCTCCTCTGTAGCCAAATTCCAATCCTTATGAATCATTTCATCATACTGTTTAATTAAACTTCTAAGTTCACTCATAGCTCTACTCTGTGCATTAAGAAAAGATGCTTGCCTATCCCATGCAAATTGAAATTCATACTCTATCTTCTCACCATTTTCTGTGCTTTCATATTTCTTTAATTCTTTAACCATTTCTTCCTTGCCTTTAACATACATTATCTTCTGTGCTCTTATTATTGTTGCGTATTGAATTGTTATCTGTTCCCAAAGAATATCAAATTTATCTTTTATAGATATTTCTTGTATCAATTCCCTAGTTTCTTCGGGTAGATATTTTGAGAAGAAACCAAACTTTTCAGCGTTCTTATTCTCTTTTGGAGCACCATGACCAACTGAATTTTTATTAGAAAAGGGTGCACCTCTTTTATTTATAGGTGCACCCTTCTTTTTTTCACTAGCCCAGTTGTATCTTTTTATCCATGACTTTAAAGTGTTTAAGCTAATGTCATACTTTGATGATATTTCCTTTTGTTTCATTCCTTTTAAGTAATCTTGTTTTACCTTTTCTTTGACATCTTGCACATCACCACCTCTTTATTTGTTTGTTTTGGGAATAAAAAAAACAATCCTATTTAATAGGATTGTTTCAAATCTAGTCTCCTCTATCCTTCCAGGATAAATGAAACATACTTATTATTAATGTAGTTAGAGATAAAATTATATGAACTGTAAAAAATATTAAAACATAGAAAATTATATTAGAATAATATCGAGTAAGCATTATTGTATTGATAAAACATATTACAACAACCAAAATCTCCATTATTACAGTATAATATGCTTTTAACTGTATGAATTGAAAGTATGATATATTAAATCCATTTACCTTTCTTTCTGTTTTTATATCTTTTGCTTCTGATATTGATTTGTTATATGTAGTAAACAATAATGTAATAATGCAAACTCCAAAAGCTACTAATAGTCCTGACAAAGTTAGTACATCTTTGTTTAAAGAAATTACAACTTCTTTATTAATTGACGAATTAAAAAACATGTATGAAATAATACATATTAATACTGGTGTTAAAACTAACTCTACTACTTCTTTAGAATTTATAGCCTTGTAATAATTGAGTAAGATATTTAATACCTTTTTATACATTTTAACACCTCCTTCGCAATCTATGCTTCACTCATAGCAACTTCTTGATACATTAAATTAAAAAAAACTGAATTATTCTCAATTAAATCATCTATCAAATTATTCATCTTATCAAAAATGTCTTCACTATCTATATGATTATCTATATCAAGAGAAACCTCTATTTCTCTACACAACTTTATACCCTCAGTATCCAACTTTAATTTTCTCTTGTTTTTCTCTCCCTCAATTATTATCCTATTTATTTTTTTATTTCTAAATTCCTCTCCTTTAATATATTTTTCGCAACATCTTTTAACTTCACTAGGTAAATATCTAGTTCTAAATGTGGGCTTATATATCAAATCGTTATGTCGTCTTGAATTATTTAAATTAGAAAACAAATTATCTTCATCAGTTCCAAACTTCTCTCTATCAACATTTAAAGTTATTTTTGAAACACCATCTAAATCTAATATTTGTTCTATAAAATCTTTACTTGCTATTTGTGTAATATTAATTGATGTTTTTGACATATTATTATCAAATTTATTATTTTCAATCATATCCTCATAATATAGATGTAAGTTTTTACTTAGTTCAATCATGGGAACCCCCACAAAAACTCTTTCAAATAATACTACTGCTATATTATTTTCCTTCATAAATTTAATAAATAGGTGCTGCTTATTGCTATCTCCTTGATCCATTTTTTTATTACCCTCTACTTCTTTAGTATGAGCATTTATAATATTTGTATTCTGATTGTATTTAGTATATTCAAGTTTCACCTTGATTATTAAATCATCCTCGCTACATTTTACTTCTGTAATCCAAAACTTTTTATCTTTAGTAATATTAATTCCATTTTTGTTTTCTTTACAATATTCTTTATCCTTAAAGAAGGTCTTTATTACCTCTTTTAAAATTTCTTCATCTGAATAGACACTCCCATTAATTTTATTTATAATATCTATTCTATAAACATCAATATATCTTTTTTTAAAATTACTCATTATACCATTATTCCTTTCACAAATATTTATAATGATATAATTCTATATAATCAGTCAATATCCTTCAATAATCATTCGACAACCACAAAATAAGTCTAAATAATACTTTTACCTTATTCCTGTCTATAATGTACAAATATATTTCATTTTTAATTCATTACATAAAAAAAAGACCCTCTATTAATACAGTCATTTAAATCATTTCTATTAATTCTTTAATCTTTTATATACCTCTTTATAATTCATACTTTTATCTATCAACCTAGGTGATTTCATAGATATAACTCTTTCAAGTGCTTGTATTAATAAACAAACTCTTGTATTTCATCTGTAAAATCTTTTCTGACCTTTTTACCTTCTGTTCTTATATCCAGCCATTCTTGATCTTTTTCTGTGGCAATATAGTAACCATGTATTCTAATTTGTTTAAGTGCTTTTGTAACCCACTTCGTAAATAGTTTTGCTTCTGCTTTATTACTTCTAAATGACATATTGTACACAGCTTCTTCTGTAACAAAAGTAGTACCAAAGTTAGGCAATTTATCTTTAAAGTTTCTAGTGTAGGAATCTCCGACAGTAGACTCATTAATTTCTTTTTATATTCTCTATCTATATTTCTTAATGTATCACGAATATTTACTATGCCTAGTTCCTCTCCTACGTCATTTGCATTAAATCAAACTTCTTCTCCATTTTTTGACCATATCATCCTTACATTTTTCTCTTGTAAAATTTTCAACATACTACTACCTCCTAAATTAGTTATTAATAAAGAATATTCAATTTGAACACCCTTATTTTCGACCCTTCAATATGAGGGATTAAAATTGTATAAAAAAGACCTAGAAATCACTCTAAGTCATGAATTACTCATTTATCATTCTCCTTATTTACAAAATAAAAAAGACTAAGTTGGGGTAACTTAGCCTTTTTCAAGGGGGAATATATTATACACTTGTTTCATACTACCATTATAACAGGGTTAAAATATCATTAAAATATCATCTTTTTATCATATATTTATCAAACAGTTAATTTCAAGCCATCTATACCGAATAAATACACTCCCAGTTCCTTTATCATTTCATTAATCCAACGTCTTGATGTAACTACTCCACAATTTAATATCTCTGCTATTTCTTCATATGTTTTTTCATCACAATAGTAAAGCTCTAAAGCTCTATACTTTTCATAAGAATGTAAACGCTCTTGTCTTAATTTCAAAGTTTTCATTGCTGAATCTATATGTGCTATCATAATAATAGTTCTTGCTTTACTTTTCTTTATACTTAAAATATACAACTCTTCATTATCAAGCTTACCTAAATCATCCTCTAAGTAATCTACATCTTTAGCTTCACTTACCGCTGAGTCTATATGTCTCTTAAAATCATTATAATGCTTCATCAATAATCTAGTATTATATAAAACGCCTTTTTTCCTATCTTCTCTTTCTTCTTTTCTTAACTCTCTTACAATTTCTTTTATACTTTCTTTATCCACTTAAATCACTCCTTCTTGCTCTCTTCGAACAACTTCTACTGCAATACTTAACTTTAGATTTATCCAACTTATAAAATCTTCTACCACACCAAGCACATCTTACTATTTTACCTGGGCTTATAAGTTCCATCTTTTCTTTTTACTTTCATACCTTCACTCCCTATATTCTTTTAATTTTGCTTTGACTGCTTCAAGTAATGCACTTTGTCCTTTATCTTTATTCTCTAGAGCCTCCATTACTTGTTCATCTATTGTACCTTTACAGATTAGATGATGGATAATAACAGTTTCCCTTTGCCCCTGTCTATAAAGCCTTGCATTGGCTTGTTGATACAGTTCTAAGCTCCAAGTTAATCCAAACCAAACAATTATACTTCCACCTGATTGTAAATTAAGTCCATGTCCTGTACTTGCTGGATGACAAAGTAATAATTGTATTCTTCCATTATTCCAATCATATATATCTTTTGAGTTTTCTATTGTTCTTGGTTTCAAACTCTTAAACTCTTTCATTAAACGATTATAATCATGTTTATAGTTATAAAAAACTATAATAGGCTTACCATTTGAAACATCTATAATTTCTTTTAAAGCTTCTAATTTTTCTCTATGGAGTTCCTTTACATTTTTATCATTATCATAAATTGCTCCATTAGCTAATTGTAAAAGTTTATTTGCTGCTACAGCTGCTGATGAAGCTGTTATTATATCTTTTTCTAATTCTAATATCTTCTCTTTTTCTAATTCTTTGTAATATTTAAGTATTTTACTATCAAGGTGTATTTCAATTTTATTATCTATTTTTCTAGGCATATTCAAATAATCTTCTGCTTTTAAGCTTACACAAATATCTTTTATTTTATTATGTATTGCATTTTCTGCTCCATCTTTAGGCTGCCAATTATATATAGCTCCTGTTTGATAATTTTTTTGTCCTGGCTCAAAGTATCGTTCTTTATATCCTGTAATAGTTTTACCTAGTCTTTCACCTCTATCAAGTAAGTACATCTGTGCCCATAAGTCTATTAAACTATTTGGTGTTGGTGTACCAGTAAGCCCAACTACTCTTTTAGTTAAAGGCAATACTTTCTTTAAACTTTTAAATCGTTGTGCTTTATTTGATTTAAAAGAACTAAGTTCATCTATCACAACCATATCAAATGGCCATTTTCTTTTATAAAAATCCACTATCCAGGGTACCATTTCTCTATTTATTATATAAATATCTGAGTCTGTACTTAAAGCTCTCACTCTATCTAATTTACTACCAAGAACTTTAGATACTTTTAGATGCTTTAGATGCTCCCATTTTTTTACTTCACTACTCCAGGTATCTCTTGCAACTCTTAAAGGTGCTATAACTAAAACTTTTGATATATCAAAGTAATCATACATTAATTCACTTATAGCTGTTAGAGCACAGACTGTTTTACCTAATCCCATATCTAATAGTAAACCTATATTATTATTATCTATAGTTTTTCTAATTGTGTATTCTTGGTATGGATGTGGTTTAAATTCCATCCCTTAACCTCCTTGATAAAATCATCTATCTCTTTTAATGTGCTTACACACTTAACTTTAAATCCTAATTCTCTTAATTCTCGCATTTTATATTGTTGAAGCTTCCTTGGTTTTTTACCTGGTGCTTTAAGTTCTACAAATATAACATGTCCTTCTGGTAATAAGACAATCCTATCTGGCACACCTGCCTCCCCTGGTGAAATAAATTTCATAGCCTTTCCACCTAACAACTCAATCTCTTTTTTAAGTCTTTTTTCTATTTTTGATTCTAACAAAATATCACTTCCTTAAATTTAGGTGTCTACAATGTCTACAGATTTTCTATATATATGTATATATGCATATTAGGCATACATATATATATACATATATGCCTAATATTACTTTTATTACTTTATATATAATTTTTGTAGACATTGTAGACGTTAGTATTCCATACATTGCAATATCTATATTTTAGGTGTCTACAGAAGTGTCTACAAAGCCATTTTTTCTGTAGACATTGTAGACACCTACCTATTTTACATAAATTTAGTAAAACTTACTTTGTAGACACTATTTTGTTCTAATATATGCTCTTTGTTTACCATACACTTTTCCAAATCTTAGATGACTACTGTGTGGCTCCCATCCATCTAAACCTTTTAATATGTCATTAATTTCTCTTGATAAGATAGGTGTGAGTTGTTTAGGTTCTCCATTAAATAGCTCAACCCATATCTCCATAACACACGTTTTTTCTCTTAATATTGTCCCTTCTTTTAAATCACCAAAATCTGAACCATGAATATATTCTCTCTTTTCTGAAATACTTAAATCATACCAATTCTTAGTAATAGGTTTATTTAGATACTCTTCGATAATTCCAGATTTAGCATTTTCTTCTGAGTGAGTTCTTTGTTGTCTTTCAGCTTCTTTTTTCTCCTCATCTGATAGATATAGCTGTTCATTGGCTTTATATAATTCTACTGCTTCTGCCCAAATTTGATTTCTTTCATTATCAAGTTGGCCATTAAATATACTCTTGTTAATCTTCTTTACTCCTGTATCTATTGGCCAAAACCTTCTATTCCCAGTCTTATCTCTTAAAAATTCTTTATCATTAGTTGTTCCTATAACTACACATTGACGTAAAAATCTTGAGGTTCTCTTCCCATATGCGACCCTATATATATCCTCTGATTTGCTTAGAAAATGCTTAACTGCCTCAATATCTGCTTTTTTAGTAGCCATCATTTCACCCATTTCCAGCAACCATACTCCTTGTAATTGTTCATACGCTTCTTTACCTTGTACAGTAGTTAAACTATCAGAATACCAGTCTCCACCAAGTTTTTTAATAAAAGTACTTTTTCCCATTCCTTGAGGACCAGATAAAACCATCATATTATCAAACTTTATTCCTGGATTAAATACTCTTGCTACTGCTGCTACTAAAACTTTTCTTATTATAGTCCTTGTATAGTGGTTATCTTCTGCACCTAAATAGTCAATTAAAAGTGTATCCACTCTCTTAATGCCATCCCACTTTAAAGAATTTAAATAATCTTTTATAGGATGAAAAGTATTATTTTCAAAAGCAATTATTAGAGCATCATTTACTTTTGATGGTGATGAGATATTGTAAATTGTTTCTATATGATGTCTAAGCCCAGAATCATCACTATCATTCCAATCATTTAATTTATCATCTTTTCTCCAAGGTAACTTACCTAAAACGACAGCTCTATTTGAAAATTCATTATAAGCTATTTTTCCTTTCAAATATGGGTCATTTTCTATAAACATTAAGATATTGTTTGTTGTTTTCTTATAACTTCCCTTATTGTCATAATCTAACCTAGTTAACCATTCATCATCTTCAAAATCTATATCACCAAAATCATCCTTAGCTTTATCAAGGTTTTCTCTTCCTATAGTCTTTCGTACTTTAGTGTCACTGCTTGCAAATTCGCTCATTCGAGTAAATGAAGGTAATCTATTTACAGGCGTTTCGGGTTTAGCATCTTCATCAAGTTCACCAAATTTATGTATCCTAACTAAATCAAAAGCATTGCATAAAATTCCGCTTGCTGGGTCTGTACCATGATGACTATATGAAAACTTGTCATCATAAATAACTACTCCACCACTTGTACTACCTTCTGAATATGTATACCTGGTTTCATCAATACCAGGAATATATACTTCATTTAAGAAAGTTTCTATAGTTTCTTTTATACTATAAGACCTGCAAAATGCACCTATAATTCCAGCCTTTTCAATAGGGTCTTGTTGTTTTTTTAATTGTGTATTAAACTTTTGCCTCTCCCTCGAACTTTCTGGCCAATAGCTTACATCTGTCCAGTCTAAATATAAATCTAGTATTTCATTTGGGTTTAAAAACTCTCCATCTTGAAATTTAAATATATAGTCTCCATCAATTGAAGTACTTGGAAAATACATAAGTCTATGAGGTTGATATGTAGTATCATCAAACATATCTATTCCTATAGTATCTGCTATCATCCTGGAAATTGCTTGATATTCTTCTGGTAGTACTGGTCTAGTTAAAGGTATTACAAGTCTATATCTGGGATTATTCTCAGTATGTGAGTGCGTAGAATACATAAGACAAGCATAATCATTTAATAATGTTATATCCTCCCATATATCTTTATTCGCATAATCTATATCTAAAGTTATAATACTTCTATTTGCAATATTCTCTGCTTTTCGTCTTCCATTTTTTAAGCTTCCACCTACAAATCCACCAACATCTTTAACTCTATCTTTTTCAGTCTTTGACATCTTCCTGTATTCTGTATATGTTTCTTGAGTTCTTAATGTTTTACTTAATCTATTTACAAGTTCGGACCATAAAATACTTTTATTTTTCCAATGTGTTTCTAATTTATTTTTTCCTATGGCCAGCATGAGTTGGCCATCATGTCTTACATTTATGTGTTCAATTTCACTGGCCTTTATATCCATAAATCAATCACCTAGTCTTTCTTATAATAATCACATTCATATCCATCTGCTTTAAGAGGAAGACCTTTAGCCCAAGATATTTCTTTTCCCATAATACTGTTAACTTCTTCTAAAGAACCTCCTTTTTTATCTACATCAATTACAAGCTCATCATGTACATGCATTACAATGCTATAACCTGCATCTGTCACATTAAACATAGCCTCTCTTAAGCAATCTCTAGCTGTAGCTTGAACAATATTCTCAACTAACTTAGGTCCATAAGTATCTATTCTTTTCCATTGTTTACTTGTCTGTTCCATACCTTCATATGTTATCTTATCCCCACTAAATGTAGTATGAGGCTCTATCTTAGGTCTTAGATATGATAATCTTCTACCACTTGGTAGTTCTATAAATAAAACTCCTGGATTATAAATAAATTTAATCCCATGTTGGAGTTTTACTATAGTCCTATCTTTTATGGCTTTTTTAGCTGCCTTATCTACATCCCACCAAAATTTAGTTATATTTGGATTAGCATTTCTCCATGTTGTTACAAGAGGTTGAAGCTCGTCTTCATCAAGACCCATTTTTATAGCCCCCATTGATGTTAAAGCTCCTATGCTTCCTCCATATCCAAGAGCTAGCTCTGAAATCTTACCTTTTTGTCTAAGTGGGTCACCTTTTTTAATACTTTCTATTGGAACTTTAAACATCTGACTAGCACTAGCTTCATATATTTTTCCATGAGAATTAAACACATCCAGCCTCCACTTCTCACCAGCAAGCCAAGCTATAACCCTAGCTTCTATTGCACTAAAATCTGATACTATAAATCTATGACCTTCACTTGGTATAAAAGCTGTCCTTATCAATTGACTTAAGACATCTGGTACACTATCATATAAAAGCTCTATTAAATCAAAGTCACCTTCTTTTAATAGGTTTCTAGCTAGGTCTAAATCTTCTATATGGTTTTGTGGTAAATTCTGTACTTGTACTAATCTTCCTGCCCATCTACCAGTCCTATTAGCCCCATAAAACTGTAGTAGACCTCTTACTCTATTGTCATTACCTTTAGCTAATTTCATAGCCTCATACTTCTTTATAGAGGTTTTAGACATTAATTTTCTAAGTTCTAAAGTTCTAACTACATTTTCATCATCAACTTGTTTTAATATTTCTGGAATACTTTCTTTTGTTAGGCTTGTAATCTCAAAGCCAACTTTATCACTTAACCATTTTTTTAATTGAGCTAGACTATTTGGATTATTTAGACCAGTTATTTTAATTGCTTCTTTTGTAAGTTTTTCAGTATATCTTTTATCACATTCTATTGCATTCTCTATTAACTCTGTATCCACTTTAATACCAGTATCATTAATTCTCTGATCTAAATACCATAATTTAATTTCTCTTTCGGTAGTCTTATACTTACTAAGTTTGTTTCTTATTTCTCTTTCAACTACAACATCTTGTTTACAATATTCTTTAAATTTATTCCATTTTTCCATATCATGTATTGGTAAATTTCTAGTTCTTCCCTTGTTAACTTTTGTAGCCTTACAAGGTTTACAGAAATATTGTATTAATGCTTTACCTTCTTTCATTTTCTGTTTATCTTCATTAAACTTTAAAGCCTTAGACACACTATCTAAACTTCCTGGAAGTCCTAGTGTTAACGCCTTTATCATTGTACATGACCACTCATTTGGTTTTAAATTAATATTTAAAAATTTACTTATTGCTGTTCTTTCAAAATTAGCATTAAATGCTGATTTTATAACTTTATTATCATTTAAAGCTTCTATTACTTCTTTTGGTAACTCTTCATCATTTACTAAATCAATAACTTTTACCTCTTCATTATCAAAAGCATAGGCAAATAACAGTATCTCAAAATTAGCAGAGTCTACATATCTGTAGACTCCAACTTTTTTTATATCTAAATCACTATATGTTTCTATATCAATTGATAAGGTCCTCATTAACTTAAGAAGTCCTCTTCTTCATCTTCATATTCAAAGTCATCTGAGAAATCTGCTTCTGCACTAGCTCTAGCTCCTCCAAGTACTTCTCCATCTGCTAACTTTTGAACATTTTGTAAGCCACAACCTATTCCTTTATTTCCTGCACTATTATATGGGAAAAAGTTTATACTAACTCTTCCATAACAACCACTATATACCTCTGTATTATCTAATATTTCATTTAAGTCTTTATCAACTATTCCTGGCTTTTGAGTACTATTTGCATTTAAAAAATACATTCCTACATATTCCTCTGCTTCATCAGCTCTTTCTGCATCTCCATCACGAAGAGGTGTTTTTAAATTACCTGGTAATTTTCCACCCCATTTAGAAGTTTTACCTTGTTCTTTAGCTGCATCAATAGCCTTCTTTATTCTTCCTAAAGTCATCTTATCTGATTTTGGTATTAAAATACAAACTGAATACTTGGGCTCTGCACCTTCTACCATTGCTCTGCTTTTAAAGATATTGCAATAACTTAATCTTACCTTTCCTGTTACTACCTTTGTTGATTGTACTAAATTACTCATAATTTTCTTCCTCCTAATATTTTTATATTTGGTATATTGATTTTATATTTGAAGTTATTTCTCCAAATTTATCTAAATCTCTAACTTGCTTACTAAACAATTTAATTCTTCCACAAATAACTGTTGAAGAAACATTTAATAACTCTCCTATATCAGATATCTTTTTATCTTGTAAAATCCAATCTACTATTTTATCAATATCTTTTAAATATGACTTTCTTGCAATTTTTCTTATATAATCAACATCATAGTTAAATTGAATTTCATAAAATCCATGTATATCTTTTAATGGTCTTTTACTATCTTCAAATACACTTACATCTAAACCTTCTATAGAGTTTCTATAATGTTTTTCGCCATAACGCAAAGCTTTAAACATTTCTATTCTTATGTAAGAAACAGCCACTGTAGAAAACTTGCCTCTGTTACTATCATAATTTAATGCTGCTTTATATAACCCAATACATCCTTCTTGATAAAACTCTTCATATAAGTATGGATGTTGCTCTACATAAGACTTAAAAAATCTATTTATACTAAAATGTACAAGATTCAAATTATTTTCAACTAGTTTAGTTATTTCTTGATTACTCATAAAATTATATCCCCTTTTAAATCTTTTTATAGCTACTAGGAATTAAATATTTTTAATTATCCTTTGCTCTTACTGATACAAAGCATACTGGACTAACTTTTATATGTTCTGGTATATACACTCTATCAAGATGATTGTCATTTACTTCGAGGAAAGTTGACATCACTTCATCCTTTATTAAACTTTCTCTTTTAAAATCCATCACTGTAACTTTTGCATTTTCTTCAGTTGAGTTATATTCTGTAATATTTAGTCTCTTTAACATATCTAGTAAATTATCTTTTTCATAATCTAAATCTTTTTCGATACTCTTTTTTCTATCCTTTAAATCTAAAATTATACTTATGTTTTCATCTAATTTATCTTTTATACCTGCATCTAATGGCATGTAATATCCCCCATTTATATTTCAAAATCTTTTTTCGCTGAATCTATACTATTAATTTCTGACCTTTTATCACTTTCTACTACTAAAGTAGCTTTTCCAACTGGTTTTATAATTAAATCACTTAGTAGTTTAGCAAAACTCTTTTTACCTATAGCTTTCTCCATATCACTAATTCCTTTTAAGGTCCTTGGCTTATAAATTTTTTCTTCATCATAATCTGAATTTAATAAAACCTTAGCAACTTCTTGCTCATCTATATACTTTCTATTACTTCTGCCTTCTACAAGCTTATATCCTGGATATTTAACACCATGCTTTTCAGCTTGTTCTAGTGCATAACTTTGAACATCCTTTAACCAATCTTGTATATTCTTAGCAAAACCTAAAATATCTGCTATCTCATATTTATTAAGAGCAAATGTGTCAGCAAAATCATATTTTCTAGCTAGTTTAAGGTTATCCTCAGCTCTTTTTCTGCAATCATTTTTAGCTCTACAAAATCCACAATGACTGCCACTTACAAACTCTCCTTCACCATTAAAAGCCATTTGAGCCTTCTTCTTAACATTATCTGCCCATGTAAGTAATTTAGTAACTTCTATTTCTTCACTTGATATGTTATCAAGTCTAGGTTGAATTATTGTTGTTTTAATTAAATCAATATCGTATAGCATTTCAAACTGATTATATGCCCCTAAACCATATAGTCTAAGTTGAGGATTCTCTATAGCTGAAACTTCTAAACCTTTTCCATACTTTAGGTCTATAACTTGAAGTATACCATCAGATATTACAACAACGTCTCCTGTTCCAAATCCTTCTGGAACCCACTCACTAAAATCGAGTCTTTCTTCTAACATCACTATTACATCATCACATATAGCTTTACTATCATTTACTAATTCAACTACATTCTCAACATAAGATTGTATATAGTCCTCCATTTCAGAGTTATAATACTCACTTTTCTGTATCTTTTTAATTCTTGCATTATATGCCTTTTTACTTATTTTTTCATACTCTAGCATTAATTTAACTTCTGCTAATTCATGTGCAACTGTTCCTTCTTCTGCATATATACTAGTTGATGGTGGATAGTTTTCTTCTAATTTTATACTAGGAGTGCAGTGAAGCCATCTATGGGCTCCACTCGCACTAAGTCTTGCATGTTGTAATGGCATTTATGTACCCCCTATAAACTTTCTAATTTGTTCATAAAAGCTGAATAATCTTCTTCTTTTACTTCACTTAACTTACTAGCTCCAAATTCACCAAATAACTCCTTAAGCTTATCCTTCTTACCTGACTTACTTACTTGTGCTGCCTTAGTTCTTACCTCTTCTTTTGTGTATTTAACTTCACTAGTTGTATTTTCATTATTCTTTTCTATTTCTTCCTTTGCTTCTGCTATTTCTTCTTTAACGTCTTCTTTTACTTCTACCTTTTTAATCTTTTCAGCTTTTTTAACTTCAACTTTCTTCTCTTCTTTCATATCTGTTATATTTATAGGTTCTATCTGCATTGCTTTTCCTAGATTAAGACCTCCTAAAGCATTCGCCACTACTAATAGTGCATTTGTAAATTCTGGTGCTTCTACTTTAACTTTTACATTTACATTAACTTCAACCATTTTAAATATCTCCTTTTTGTGTTATACTTTACTTGTGTTATATTTTATTTTTTATTTTTTTGTGTGTTGGTTATTTTACCAACACTTTTTTATTTAATATTCCAACCGATATTTTCTTACCAGTTTTAATATCTTTAAATACTATATCTGCTATAACTTTTCCATCTTTTTTAAGAGTTACTACATTCTTATTATTAGTATCAAGACTCAGCAATTTCATCCCCCCTCTCTACTGCTTTTAAAAGTTCATCCAAATTTTTACCTTGATTTCTTTCAATAAAATCATCAACTTCATATCTTGAAATTTTTCTACCATCACCTCTAACTAGTGATTTTATCAAACCTGTGCTTACTAACCTACGCATAAAAGCTGTATCTAATTTTAAAATTCCCCTTGCTTCTTCTACTGTTATTAGATAATTTGGATAACCTCTTTTTATTAAAACAACTATATCTTTAGGCTCCAGTACCTTTACCTTTTGTTCAATAGTTTGACTCTTAACTCTATCTGTCTCTTGTTTACTTATCTCTATTTCTATTAAGCTTTTTAAGCTATCACTAAATCTTTTAACTATTTCATTTGTGTTATCCATTTTTTAATCCCCTCATTATTATCAAAATATTCTGTTTTTTATTTTCCAACTAATTCATCTAAGGTAACATCTAAATAGCCAGCTATTTTTATTAATGTGCATATAGTTGGATTTTTAATATATCTAAAAGTTCCAAATTTTTCTCTATAAAGTAGATACTTTTATTTTTGTGGTGTTTTTTGTATGGGTTTATTAAGCTCTATCTTAAAAACATCACAATCTTTTATAGCTCTATAACCGTTTTCATTCAATAAATCTACTAATGTTGACTTCCCTCTTGGTAATTGTACACCCCCAACACATATAATCATATTTGCATCAAGCGCATCCATTAAATGTTTTATCTCTCTTTTACTTAATAAAGGTTTTAAGAATTCTTTTACTTCTTTTTTTTCTTTTACTCATGTTTTGTCCTCCCTATTTTCTCTAATTTAAAATTAAATTAATTGTATTTAATCTTTACTAGTAAAATACTTTTATTATTCATGTACTTCATAAAATAGTGTGTTTAACATATATAGCAAAGGACTATTTTTATCTATAACTAATTCTTCTTCATCTTTAATGTAAAATTTTATTAAGTCTTCATCTATACAATAAGTTATATAATTATCTTCGCCCATGCACATACCTACTTCTTTTTCTATCTTATTTTGGTCTGCTATTTTTATATCTGCTATTGTATCAAGAGTATCTACTATTTTATAAAATATCCTTTCTCTAGCACTCAATTCGTTACTTTCTTCTTTTATATAAGTAAGATATTTTATTAATTCATCTTCTTCTATATCACCAAAGAATTTTAACATAAACTTAAAAGTAAAATCATCAAAGAATTTTTCATCCATCTCTAAGTGTTCAAAATTCATTTTCTTATAATGCCATGCTACTTTTGATGCAATCTTATCCAATATGTTTTTATTATCTTCTATATCTTTATCACTAAGTGAAATTCCACAATCAATACCTATTTTATTGTTAATGCTATTCATAACTTTCTTAAAATTATTTACCATTTCTAATTCCTTATCTGTTAAGTCTATCTCTCCATCAACTGTAACACCTACTATATCCTCATTTATAGCACTCACTATTCTATTATTTTCTTTCATTTTCTTATTCCTCCTTAAATTTTTTATATTTATACAACCTAATCCTTTTAAAGGATTCGCTTTTTGGATGACTATTAGTCATAACTGAATTTAATTTTCAAAACTTTTTAGTGCTTTTTCTAGAACTGGAATTACATTCTCATAATATCTAAAATTAGGTACTTGTTTATCTGAATATTTAGCTTTATCCCATACATTAATTCCATACTCATCTGTTTTTAGATTATAAGCGTTTGCTAATCCTCCAACTTTATTAGCTGAAATTCCTAACATCTTACCTACCTCTGTAGCTGAATAAGTTTTTTTATCTATCTTAGGTAGTGGTATTAATGTTTCTCCAGAAAGTAATTCAGTAGTTTTTGAATACATAATCTGTTTATATTCTTTTATATCTACTTTGTCAGCTAATTCCAGATATATCTTTGCTTCTCTTGCTCTTGCATTTTTTAATCTTGCTTGAGCATTCATGTATTTTATTTCTGATTCATCTTTAGATTTAGTGCTGTATGTACCTGTTTTTCTTATACTTGGTAGTACATCTCTCGTTACCCAATGTTTAAATTTTTTAGCAGTTGATAACTTAGAACTTAATATTAAAGAATAAAGACCACTTTCATTAATTATTTTCATATTTTGATTACCCCCAGGAGTCGGTATTTCACCTACCCCTTTATCTTCATCATCAACATGTCTTTTTAAAGCATCAGATGTATCTTTATATCCTAATGTCTCTGCTACATCTTTACCAACAAACCAAGGCTCTCCATTTAATTCTATAACCCTTATTTCTCCAAAATCATTATTTTTAAATATTTGTAGATTATTACTCATAATTTCTTCCTCCCTAGCTTTTTATTTTGGTGTCGGTTTGAATGACACCTAATAAATCTACTCCAGTCATCTTTCGCCCACTTGTGGTCGAAATCTTATTCCAGCTTTGTACCTTTGTATCAGTTATTCATAGTTGATTTTTCTAAAAGCTCATTTGACACTTTCATTCCATCAGCCATTGCAGAGATATAATTTTGTTGTTCTAAATTTAATTTTTTAAACAAAAGAGTCATTTGAATAAGCTTTCTATCATCATCATCTAAATTTAAATTATTTAAATGAGAAGTAGTTTTTTGTGTTTTCATTTTAGCACCTCCTTGTGTTATAAACACAGTATATCATCTTATTTTTGTGTAGTCAACACTTGTTTTTAAATATTTTTGTGTTTTTACCACAACATTTATGTTGACTAATTCTTTTTTGTGTTATACTATCTAATTAATAACGTAATTATTAGGAGGAAAATCATGCATGAACGTATATATAAAATAAGAACATCCTTAAAAATGTCTCAACGTGAATTCGGTGAAAAACTTGGTGTAAGCAGAGATGTCATAAGTAATATTGAATATAACAGGGTTACACCTAAGCCTGTATTTATACAACACTTATGTGAGCTATATAATGTTAATAAAGAATGGCTCTTAACTGGCGAAGGTGAAATGTTTATAGAGTTTTCTGAAAATGAAAAGGTACTAAAAATAGCAACAGATATTATAAATGAAGATGATAAATTTATGAAAAATATATTATTTACTTTTAGTAATCTAAATGATGAGCAAAAAGAATTTCTTATAAACTTAATGAAAAATATGACACAATAAAACCACCCAAAAGGGTGGCTATTTTTTTATGTTTGGCTTTAAATTTGTTGCAACTATATTTATGTATTTTATATTTTCTATATCCAATGAATCTCTAAACTTTAAAATTTGATTTATTCCTATGTTTGCTAGCTTTTCTGCATCATCAATTAATTTTTTTCTTTCTTCATCCATTACTATATTCCTCCATTCATAAATATAAAAATTCCCCTTATATTATAAATATACACTTAAAAATACTTCAAATTAACACCACCAGCCTTTTTATTTTTAAATACACTATATATTATTTCCTTATTTGTATAAATTTAGTACATTATTTATATTTTCACTTAAAGCATCCCCCTATATATTTATTCTTTATTCTCTTGTCTTCTTTAAACGTTTTATATTTCCTATTTTCATCTAAAATTAAGAAATATTAATATTTCAAGAACTTACGTTCGCAAGAATAGGTATAAAAATTCCATGACCTTAACTTATAAATTATTTCCTACATATGTCAATTTTTTTAATTTATATGTAAATATTTTCTATAAATTAATTTTCTACTTCGATAGATTAATAATAATATCTCATCAATAAAAATACAATATTTTCACATATTTTTGTAAAAAAATTTGAATTTTCAGTGTTTTTAGTGGTTTTTGATTGCAAATAAATTATTTTTATGGTTGTCAAGTAATCTTTTTTTTAACATTCTTTCATTTCACAAACAATTTAAAAAGTCAATTTTTTCTTAGTATTTTAATAGTTATGAGTATATTTTCTCAATATATAGTTCTTTTTTATATAAAACTTTATATTTATATTACTTTTTAATTAATTTATTTTTTTTTGTACATAATATTAATTTTAAAACTTTTTTCCAATATAGATATTGTTATTTTATTTACAATTTATTTTACTAATATACACTTTTTTACACCAATATATTTTCACTAATTTTCTTAAAATTACTTTGTAAATTAATTATATATTTTTTAATATTATCTTGCAACTTGCTTACTTTTGAGATTTTAGTTTTAATTTTAAGAAATCATAACATTTATTTCGATTTATCAGAATTTATTTTTGGTTTATGAGAATTTCTTTTCAGTTTATCGGAATCACTTAAATAAATTACTTTATTTTTGATTTTTTTCTTACAATTTTTTGCATTATTTTTACATATAATTTACAAATTATTTGGTCGGTATTTATAGACCTCCAAAATAAATTTTCTTAATATTCTTAACTACATTCTACCACAAATTTCCACAAAAAAAATGTTGCTATTAACCGCATTGTTTTTTTCTATATGTAAAAAATAGATTATCTATAATACTTTAGGAGGAAACAGGCATGTTAAAAGATTTAAGGATTTTAAGAGGTTTAACACAAAAAGAATTAGCAAATAGAACTAACTATAGTCGAGAGTATATATCTGATTTAGAAAGAAACAAATACAAAAATATTACAATACCAACTATAGTTGATTTGTCAATTGGCTTAGAAATCAGTCCGCTATTATTAGCTTGTCATTTTATAGATGAAGAGTTGAAAAAAAGAGATAAATAATATATAAACACTAAAAATAAAATAGAGTAGTCATGGACCACTCTATTTTATTTATTTTATAAGATTTTATTTAAGTCTATCTGATATTCAGACTCTTCCATTTCCTTTGCAATCTTAAATTCCCACGCTCCTTCTGAATCCATTACAATATATACTACTCCTGATATATCATTCTTTACATACCACTTAGTTAATATAAAACAAAATCTTTATAATTGCAAAAATGATATTGTCTACTCTTTACATACCACTTAGTTAATATAAAATTAAAATATATGATGTTATTAGCGTCATTATTTTACTTTACATACCACATAGTTAATATAAAATAGATTTAAATAATGGTTTTGCCCCTTTTGCGATAAGCTTTACATACCACATAGTTAATATAAAATGAAATTAGAGCAGAAAATATTCCCAAAGCAGATGTGCTTTACATACCACATAGTTAATATAAAATGTGTATGCAAGTCTAGAAGGGAAAAATTTAATTACCCTTTACATACCACATAGTTAATATAAAATTAGCAGATGATTTAGTTACAGTTTATGAAACTGATACCTTTACATACCACATAGTTAATATAAAATCCCAAAATAAACTAAGTATTTTCAATATCTACACATATACAACTCTCTCAAATTTGCAGTGAACCATGAGTAGTGCAATTGATAAGATTTATCACATACCCTCAATGCCTCATATCTCAACTGTTAAGCCCTATTTTATCAAAAATATCGCTCACTGCAAAATCTCTACATTTTTATTATATCAAAAAAAATATTATTTTTGAATATCTGTACTAATTTGTGATATAATAAAAGCAAGAAGAACTACAATCTATTTTGCGTTAGAGTGGAGTTCATCATAAACAGAGTTTATTTTTTGGATTTAAATATAAATTTAAATTCAACTCGTAAGTCACTCTTTGTGCGAGAGTGGCTTTTTGCTTTTTTGAATAGTTTACTGATTAAGTAAACTACCACACTAGCTGTTAAACTAGCTAAAACATTAAACAAAAAGTTATCCATGAACTCACCTCCCTTCGAATCGTTGGGAGGATAATCTTTTGTACATGAACTCCACTCTATAGATTGTAAGTTAAATCTTCTTGCTAAAAATATTATAACATATTATGGTAAATTATATAATTAAAAACACTTGTTTAAAAGTTCTAATTTTAATTATAAACTTTCCCAGTTTCTATATCTATAAAAAACCAACCAAAAGTACCATTACTATTTTTTGAATTGATTTTAACAGCATAGACATTACCACTATATATATCATCTCTAAAATCTATCATATCAACTACTAAGTTATTGATACTGACTTTATGTCTCTTAGCACATTCTTTTAATGCTATCTGTTTTGCTTGTTCCTCTGTTATACTTCCTTTATTTTTATAATCATCTGGATTACATACTTTCATATTACCATTAACATCATATGTATAAACTTTGCTCATATCATTTTTAGCTACACAGTATCTAACATCACCCTCTGCACCCTGTTTAATGTAAGCAAATACATAGTACTCTTTTCCTGAAAAATCAAAATTTTTATCTAGTAGAAATATTAAATCTTCATCTTCTGAATAATTAGGTTCGTAATAAAATTTCTTCACACCTAATAGTTTTTTCACTGCATTAGCAGCATCTTCTACTGTATATTCTCTTCCAGTATTAGAATCGCCTATATTTTTTGTTACATTTAAACACTGCTGTAATATACTATCACTCAAATTTCCTATAGCAGTTAATTTAGTTGTACTTTTCAATACACTTTTATTACTATCATTATCAACTAACACAATAGCATTATTTTTAGCAACAGTAGAACCAACAAGAGCATACACTAAATCAGTACCACTTGCTATATAAAATTCTTTTACTCCACTATAAAATTTATTTATTATCTTTTTGTTAGTATCATATCTATCTGTCCCACCTAATCTAGTTGAATTAGTATCCTTAACTAGTTTGTCATTCATTGATGAAGTACCACCTATTACATAGCTTTCTACACCAGTTGTATTAAATGGAACACTTTTTCCATCAGTTAATACTATAGCTGCTTTATCTCTAACTGCTACAGGTGCAGCACTCATTGCATCAGGCTCTCCTTTAAAAGCATTAGTCAATATGACTTTATTTACTTTGTTAATTGAGTTTATTTCTTTTGCGACATTATAGCTTGTCTTAATTCTATCACTACCTTGAAGTCTTTTAATCTCTATTCCTTTGCCTTTTAGAACAGTTTCAGTATATTTATCAATAGAGTTTTCTCCTCCAATTATATATACTTTTTTTGCCTTTTCTAATCTTTTAAGTGTAGCATTTGGTATGTTATTTTTCTTAGTCAAAAGAATTGGAGCGTTTATAGCTCCTGCAAGTCCACTTGCACTTAATCCATCAGCCATTGTACTGTCTGCATTAATTAATATAGCTGTAGTATAGTTTTG